TGTTATATCATATGAAAAGTCCATATGTGGTGTAATGACAATTTCCAACCATCATAGGCAGGGCTTTGAAAATCTTCAGGTTCTCTCCAGGCTTTGCTGGAAAACAGGTGTAACAATCACCGGTGGTTCCAAAAGGCTGTTCTCTTATGTACCGAAGGACAGGGATATTGTCTCATGGTCAGACAATCGTTTTGCTACAGGTGGTGTATATGAAAGACTTGGCTTCACATTGGATGAAGAATATAAACCAGATTATTTCTATACCAATGAAGAGGGTATAATCAAATCAAAGCAGGCTATGCAGAAGAAAAAAATCGGTTGTAAACCCGGACAGAAAGAAAAAGAACGTTGCACTGAACTTGGGTACTATAGAGTCTGGGATTGTGGTAAGAAAAAATGGCTGTATAAAAACACCTAAATAGAGGTATGGATGTAAACTCTAGACTCATACCCAAAAACACTAATCTTCTCCAGACAAATCGGTTCACATTTATTTTGACTGATTTGCCTGGAATGTCTTATCAATGTCAGTCCGTATCTTTTCCTGGTGTTTCCACATCAGCAGTCATGGTGGAAAATCCATTCTCAACCACCTATAGACACGGTGACAAGTTGGTTTTTGATCCCCTCACGGTGACATTTATGGTTGATGAGGATTTAAGGAACTGGGAAGAAACCTATAATTGGATTAAAGGACTCACCTTTCCACATAACAATGCGGAATATTCAAAGCAAAAACGCAAAGGTTTATATTCCGATGCCACTTTGACTATTAACAAAAACAGTCAGACTACCAACATGCGATTCAAGTTTCTGAATTGTCATCCAACCTCATTGGGGCCAATCAATTTCGCAACATCTGATGATGCTAACAGTGTTGCGGTTGCGGACCTTACCCTACAATTTGATCTATTTGAAATTGAACGATTATAGCCATTGACACTGTTTGTGTATAATGATATACTTGTTTAATTGTATTATATTCTGGAGTCGTGATGGTGGGTAAAGGTATTTCACTAGAAGATTTAATGGAACTTTGGACCAAGGATTCCAAGGTTAATGATGTTGAATTGGGTGCGGAATCATTACGCACACCACAGTTACATTCAAAATACCTAAACTATATGACATATCACAGGATGGTTGCAAAGTCTGTTCATTCGGAATATATGACTCTCAGAAAGAATATGCAGGAATACTATGAGGGCAAACACAACACTGATAAAGCATTCCTGGAAGAATATGGATTGGAACCAATCAGAACACTTATTCTAAAGGACCAGATTAACACATATCTGGAGTCCGACACAAGATTGATACCATTGCTTCTAAAGAAAACTGTACATGAGGAGATTGTTGAATATTGCAAAAATGTATTATTGAATCTCAAAGACAGGACCTGGTCAATACGTAATGCAATTGACTGGGAGAAATATACTCAGGGTGGTGTCTAGTGGAGGCTGATATAACCATACAGTTTGTGGATCACGTGCACGTTTATGTAAAGTGTTCCGAATCCATAGCAATGGAATTGAATGATGCATTTACTTTTATGGTTCCTGGTTATCAGTTTATGCCTGCATTTAAGTCACGTGTGTGGGATGGTAAAATCAGACTGTTTAATCTCCGAAAACATTCCATCTATAAAGGCCTTCTCCATAAGATTGAAAGTTTTGCATCCGAAAGAAACTATCAGGTTGTATATGCATATGATGAATATGATAATGAATTATCTGTCACCGAGGCACAGGAATTCATAGAATCACAAAAACACCAATTTGAAAATCGTGATTACCAGACGGAGGCTTTCATAAAGGCTATCCGCAAAAAGCGTATGGTTATTCTAAGTCCAACCGCTAGTGGTAAGAGTAGAATCATATATGATATTGTCTCATGGCTCCGTGGTCCAGGTGAGAAGAAAAAAGGATTGATCATTGTTCCAACAGTACAGTTGGTTGAGCAAATATATAAGGATTTTGAGGGGTATTCTATAAATAACGGTTGGTCGGTAGAAGATAGTGTGCATAGAATATATCAGGGCAAGGCAAAAACCACTGATAAGGTTGTAACTATTTCCACCTGGCAATCACTGTTCAAAATGAGTCCTGAATGGTTTCATCAATTTGATTTTGTGTTGGGTGATGAATGCCATATATACAAGGCCAAAAGCCTCATATATATTATGGAAAATCTAATCAATTCTGATTATCGTATCGGTCTCTCAGGCTCACTTGATGAATCATCCACACATAAACTGGCATTGGAAGGTCTCTTTGGACCAGTCACTCAAGTTGCAACAACCAAACAACTTATGGATAAAGGCTTCCTGTCATCCCTGCAAATCAAAGCATTGGTACTAAAACATCCGGCTTCCGTTTGTCAAATAGCACAAAAATGGACCTATCAGGAGGAAATTGAATATCTCATTCAAAGCAAGTCCAGAAACATCTTTATACAGAATCTTGCACTTTCACTCAAGGGCAACACACTGATGCTCTATAACTATGTCCACAAACATGGCATAGAATTGCATCGGCTATTGGAGGCTAATTTACCTTCCGACAAGCAACTACATCTTGTTCATGGTAAAACAGTGGTGGAGATAAGAGAATCAATACGTGATATTGTATCCAGATCGGATAACAATATCATAGTTGCATCATATGGAACCACATCAACCGGCATCAATATGCCGAATCTACATAATACTATTTTTGCAAGTCCATCAAAATCAAGAATCAGAAACCTACAGTCCATCGGTCGTGGATTACGTATCGGTTCGGATGGTACCGATTCACATGTACTCTATGATATTGCGGATGATCTTAAAATTGGAAAAAGCAAAAGGGAAAACTATACACTTGGGCATTTTCAGGTCAGATTGAAATTATATGCATCCGAGAACTTTGATTTCAAAATATACTCCATTATGTTAAAGGACTAATACACATGGAAATTAAACTTTTTCGCCTACATAACGGGGAGGATATTCTTTCTGAATATATATTAGAGGATTCTGATACATATAGAATAAACAACCCAATGAAGGTTGTTTATTATACACAAGGAAAACAGGTTAATACTCCGGATAGATTGATGATATCATTGATGCCATGGATATTTAACTCTCTTGTCAAGAGCAATGAATATTCACTTTTGAAAAGAGATATACTTTTGGATATTGAGCCATCAGATAAACTGGTTTCGTATTACCAAACTATCTGTGCAACAGTGGGTGAACTATACAAGGATGAACCACTATCGGTGGAAGATGAACTTAGTATGATGGATTCAAACGAAAAGCAACTGGATCCTAACACTTTCCTGGAAATGCTCAATGATATTTTGGTAAACAAGAAAGATGGGGGAACATTACATTGAGTGTTGAAATACAAAAACCACAAAGAAAAAAGAATGTGAATGCAATTAACTATATAGATAACAAGAGGTTTCTGGAAGAAATAAAGAAACATAAGATCAAGGTGCAGTCCGCAAAGGAAGCCGGTAAACCAATTCCAGCTATCAATAATTATCTTGGTGACTGCATCATGAAAATTGGTAAAAAAGTATCTACTATTCCAAAGTTTAATGGATATTCCTTTAAGGAAGAAATGATATCGGATGGTATAGAAAATGCAATCATGTATTTTGACCGTTTTGATGCTGACAAATATGATAATCCATTTGCATATTATACACAGATAATGGTATGGGCATTTGTGAGACGTATCAATAAGGAGGAAAAAAACAGATATACCCTCTATAAAAACTTTGAGGTGAATATGGTACTCAATGGCCAAGCAGATTTTGATGATACATTAACTGTTTTGCCAATGTATGATAATATGTTGGTGTTCATTGCAAGATATGAATTCAAGGAAATAAAGAAAAAGTTCCGGAGACTCACACTACAGGGTAAAACGGAATATAGTGATGTGGAATCATTATGTGCAGAAATAATGCAAATCAAAGGTGTTCCGGTACCAACAATGATTGCTGAAATAGTGAGTGAGATATCAATAACACAAAAACAACTGGATTGGTTCCATGATATTATGGGTAAATATGGTTATATGGATATCTATAAGCCAAAGGAATTACTGACATGTTGATCGGTATAATTACGGATTTGCATTATGGAATACGAAATGACTCACCATTGTTCCATGATTATCAAAAAAAGTCCAATGAATTGTTTTTCCAAGTATTGAGAGAACGCGGAATAAAAGATATCATTTGTTTAGGTGATCTTTATGACAGAAAGAAATATGTGAACTATGTTACTGCATCCAGATGTCGTAAAGATTTTCTGGATATTGTGAATTCGGAATTTAAAATGACAGTCATTGCTGGTAATCATGATATCTATCATAAGAACGATTCGGGAATTAATGCACTACAAGAACTGGTAATCGGTAAATATTCCAATATTGAAT